TAGGCGAGAACAACTGAAGATCAGCACGTCCATAGTGCATAGACATGTTTAGTCCAAAAATCCGAGAGGGATTTTCGGCAAGAGCACTTTTCAAATCATCAAAACATTCCCAGTTAGGCAACTCGTCACAGTCAGAACAAATAAAGACTGCATCTTTCGGTAAGCGCCAGAGTGCCGTAGCCAGTGCGTCCCTCTGACCACGCTCTCTAACCCAGGGGTCAGGAGCTTCCTCCCAAGATGGGAGTTTTACCTCAAGGACTTGAATGATATCAGAGGGTAGCTCAAGCTCTAAAATTGTGTCCTTGAGAGTAAAAGGCTTAGGATCACCTCTATGAGTTCTATCACCCTCGGCGATAACAAAACCGTCAACGTGGTCCTTGAGAGCGTTTATGCGGAGCTCAAGTAACTCTTTCTCGTTGAAGTAAGTGAAGGTATCAACAAACATCAGTTCGGAAGCAAAAATTTGTTTACACGAGGAAGTGTGAACACACCCTCAGGAAGTTTGTCGAGAGAGAAGTTTTCAATAATGTGATCCTCCCTACCAAGCATGTCTACGCCACCGGGCGTTGCTGAGAAATCAGCACATTTTTTTTCAACATCAGAGGTGTCGGTTTCCCAGTGGGCATAAGACTTCAACTTAGCCAACCGACGATCTCTGTCTCCCATCCAGCTGAAATGCCAACCGGCATCGAGCTCTCCAAAAGTCACGTAATCAGTTTCGGCTCGCATAGAAGAGAGCGTGCCGTGGGCTTTAAGAGTAGCTACTGTCGCGGCGAAAGCATTACGCCAATTAAAAGGAGAGCCGTCGGGAGTTACTAGCTGACGATCAGCACGCCCATAGTGCATCGACATACTGAGTTTTATAATCTCGCCAGGGTTTTTCTCAACAGTAGAAACAAGATCGTTTAATTTATCCGGATTGGCTATCTCATCAAGATCTGAACAGATAAAGACAGCGTCATCTGGAATCATATGTAGTCCGACACTCGCTGCATCTCTCTGACCTCGTTCTCGCAGCCACGGGTCTGGGGCTTCTTCTTTAGAAGGTAGTTCTACGTGCAGCACTTGAATATTATCGTCCGGGATACCAAGTTCCTTCAGAGTCTCCAAGCAAGTAAAAGGCTTTTCTTCACCTCTATGCGTTCTGTTTGCTTCAGTTATAAGAAAACCGTCTACGTGCTTCTCTAAAGTGCGGATACGCAGCTCAAGAAGCTCTTTTTCGTTGAAATAAGTAAAAACGTCTAAAAGCACGCTGGCAGTGTTAGAACTGCCAACATACTAGTTCAACCTGCTTCAGTTAAGTACTTACCTGCCCGACGTTTAGCTCTAGACATAATTTCTCTGTCCTGCTCAAGCGCATCAACAGGACCTTCGACACCATTTCCGTAAGTGACGGTTGGACTCGAAGGAGCTTGAGGCGTAGGCTGTCCGATCAGTTGAGAGTCGTCATCTTCAGACATCTGCGCAAAAGCTGAGTCGGCAGTTTGATTAGCTCGACGTTGTTGATCAGCCGCAAAAACTTGATCCTGGTAGGCCTTCGAGAAGTTGAAGGCGTAGGGGACGAATTGATTAGCCATCAGTAGAGCACCTTGACGCTGTCGACAGTGCCACCGCTAATAGCTGTGGCTGCAAAGGGAAGAACCTTGTTCGCACCGACCTCAGCAAGAATCCACTGGCCTGGTGCGTCATTTAATTCAACATAAAAGGTGTCGGCAGCATCTCCCTCGATATATAAACCACGGCAGGTACTAAACCGCTTCTCCCCGTCGGCAGGTGCCCATGCAAAACCGCTCGCATACGGCAGACTGGCCTGCTGGGGAAAGACAGAACCAAAAGCGCGGATATCCATAAGTAAGAAGCCTCAGTAATAGTTTAACCTTCTTGCTCAGCAATTTCGATGAGTTTGTTTATATACCATGCGCACTTTTTAAGATCCTCAACACCGTTCTTGTGCTCGGTTCTCCACAAATATTTAATCGCTGAGCCTCTGCAAAACCCTTTGAACCCTTCCGGTCCAAGGGATGCCCTGAGTGCATCGATGCATTCAATCTCGCCTTGATTGTAATGAGACGGATGTGAGACTAAATCGCTCATACGACGAGCATCTCAGAAATATCCATGAGGGTACCATCCTCATCAGCCAAACGCTTGCTGTACTTTTTATCTAAATGCTCAACAAGGCCGCAGGGAGCAATAGTGACTTTACTGTTTTCTCTGACAATTGGTACAACTCGTCGATGTTCTTGATCACCAGTAAGGTTTTCAAAAGCAAGACCCATAGAGCTTCTATCGGCAATGGGCCAGCAACGGTGGCGAGTCAGCTCAAAACTTCTTGCGGGGTCGAAACTTTGAGAAACTATATAAGCATCAGCCATATCCTGATCAAGAACCATTAGACCCATATAGGGGTTACCGAGAGAAATAAAACCTATTACATCAAGCGTGGGCGTCAGATAAGTCTGCACTCTGTAAGACCTATTACCCCAAACATCAGGAGTAGGTTCTGATAAACGCCACCTTCTGTAGTTATCAAAAGGAACGCACTTATCATCGTATCTCTCGTAACGGCAAAAACCAGGTTCGAGATTTAAGGGTTTTAAGTACTGACGATAAGTTAACCAGTAAATATAATGCTCATTAGTGAACATCATATCATTTTCACTATATACATAAATGTCATAAGCTTTATTCTCAACCGCAAGTTTCAAAATACGTTTGTGGGACCAACACAGAGAAAAACCTTGATACTCAGGACCTGCAACAATAATCTCTAATTTAAGAGACTCTAAATTCGGCTCTAAAAGATCTAAAAGAGTCTCTTTATCTGCTCTGTGCTCGTAGTCTATAGTAAATTAAAACATTCTTTATGAGCGGCTGGAATCTCGTCACTACCCTCTCCAAACTTACTAAAAGGAGGGTACAACACGAAGAAAGAGGATCGTGAGCGGTGACATTAAACATCACCCTATATGTGTTAATTACTGCTTCGGAAGAACGCCAAGACTCTTGAATCATTGATCAGTACTCCATATGGTAGTTACCACGGCGCTGTAAGAAGCACACGAGGTTGTGTGTATGCGTCGAGCAAATCGTCATGAGAGGTTGCGCCTACATTAATTATTTGATCGAAAAGTTGATCGAATCTCCGGTAACGATTAAAAACAACTTTTTTGTTTTCTAAAAGCCCTAGAGTCCCTCTAAACCGAGCCGATCTTGTCGCCTCTAAATCCCTTCACTTCATGAATGTGGAGGTTTCCCAGACCCCACTCGTTCAGCATAACTCGCTTGAGGTCGGCTGCTAGCGATGCTTGATAGGCCACGGCCTCAACAACCAAACTGCAGGTGGAGTATGTAGGGAAGTACTGCCCGTCAGTATCTTCTTGAAGAATCCCCCACTCAACAAGCATTTTGCACAAAAGATCGATTTTCTCAAGATTTCCAATAGAACGAACTTGATGAGCGTCGATGATGTAGTACTGATCCTTAAGCCTCCCTCCAAGAACAAAAGCGGTGTAGTCAGAAGTTTCGTTCTTACTCGCTGAGAGGTCGATCCCAACAGCAAGAGAATCAAACTCCGTAACAATGTCTCCCTTTACCAGGAGATCTGGCGAAAGGATCAGATCAGAGGTCATCACTGGTTGCTGTTGGTACTGGAAAGCAAACGCCACGGGGTCTAGCTCTTTCTGCCCAAGTAAGTAGTCAACACTCCATTGCTCAGGCCAATAACTCACAGCTTCACCTACATCGTCATATGTAAGTGCTTCCTGCTGAACCTGCTTCCAACCTTTTTCCGGTATAAACATCGTTTTATGGATATCAAGAGGATGGAATCGAGTACCCAGACAAATAGCTCGACCGCCCTCAAAAATAATCGGAGCGATAACAGAGCTCCAGTTGTTATTCATTTCCTCCCGAATAGAAGGATTTTTAATATCAGTACTCGATTTAATAGGGTCATCAACAATGACGAGATGGGCTCGTTTTGAGGTAATTGAGCCTCGTAGACCCGCTGCGCGAAGAGTAAATTCTTCGTCACCCACACGGCTGATACCTGCGTAATCAAAGTCAATCGACCATCCAATGTCCGATTGCATGCCAGCTCGCAGCTGGACCTTTGGGAAAATTTTCTTAAATGTTGCAGAATCGATGATCTGCTTAATAATTCGACTCTTCGGGATCGCTGTAGCGATGTTGTACGAGCAGTAGATGATCTGGAGCGGAAGACCAGCAGTTGTGTGTCTACCGATGATCCAAGCGGTAAACATATTGAGCACCGTGGACTTTGCCGAGCCTCGTGGAGCAAGGATATCCAGATTGGGGCCTGCGATGTCTAATAAGTATCGATTGCTCTCACCTGTAATCAAGTGTTTGTGCCACTCCAGCATATGAGCCGCCGGAGCCTTATCCATAATTGTACAGAAAGTATGAAAGTCTTCTGCTGCTCTAGTGAATATAGTATCCAGTTCAGGTGCATCGGACTCAATAGCCTTAGTCGCTCTAAGTTTTAGAGCACGTCGGTACGCAAAACTTTCTCTACTCGGCATGTTCTTTTAAAAACTGTCTGTATACTGTCAGAAAGATCTTAACCCCGGCATGGCCAAAATTCTTTGGTATGGAGATATCCTTTCGAACACTGGTTTCGCTCGTGTAACACACAGTATCCTTGAGCACCTTGCGAAGGATAACGAGATCGTTGCTTTTGGCATTAACTACACAGGAGATCCCCACGACCTACCTTTTAAGGTCTATCCGGCAGCCGCTATAAACCCCAACGATCGTTTCGGTATTCATCGTCTGCCTCTTGTCGTACAACAAGAAAATCCAGATTTCATCATTTGCCTAAATGACATCTGGATGGTGAATCAGGTGTGGGAAAGAATTCACCTTTCTGAAGTCATCGATGAAGTTCAAGTTCATCGCTTACTTCCCCATCGATAGCGAGTGGTATATCGAGAACCACATGCGGTTTATCAAGGACTGGGATTTTGCGATCACGTTCTCAATCGAGCAAGCTCAGCGAATTATGAAACATGGGGTCAAACCCAAGATGCTCGGGGTTATTCCCCACGGCTTAGACACTGGTAAATTCCACGCTCTTGATAGAGACGAGTGCCGGAAAAAACTCAGTCTCCCTCTCGATAAATTTATTGTCCTTAACGCCAACAGAAACCAACCTCGCAAGAACATCGATCTAACGATCAAAACCTTCGTCAAGTTCGCAAAAGACAAACCTGATGCTTCGCTCTACCTGCATATGAGCGAGAAAGATCTC